TAGCGGATGATCCATCTGCTACTGGCAATGACCTTGTGGATATTTTAGCCCCTAACCCATCACGTTTGGATGGTCCTCGGGATGCTGCTGTGGCTTCACGTCTTAACCTTTTGACCAGTGGTTCCATTATATTCAATTTGGATGATACGGCGGCGCAATTTGTCAATTTTGGCTCTATTAAGCAAGACAGTGCAAACGTTCAATACTCTGGCCTAAAAACCATCGGTGGTATTGTGGCGGCATCGCCTGTGTATGTAGTGCAAAGTGGCAACAAACTGACTAAATTTTGGTCGGATGGACACATTCAGATTTTGGTCAAAGTCAAAACAGCGGGATCATTGATTGACAGCGGAAACGTGACGGCGTTTTCAAGAAAATGGGGACAATCGTATTCTCACTTTGACGTGAACCTGTCAGCGGGTGGTGAAAGCAATGCGGCTTTGTCAACGTCCCTTGATTCCAACATTGTGCTTTCTGAGGCCAGCGCGGCGGCCTTATCCAGCAAGGTCACGGTAACGTTTGGGGATACCAACCAAGATTTAGCCAACGGAAATGGATCAAAGCTCTATAAAGGCACCATTGCTTTAACCAGTTCCTGTACCCTGCAAGAGGCGTATCAGTATTTGCAATACTTAACCAGAGAAAGCAGCGCAGCCACGCTTAACAGTATCCCAGGGTGGCGATATAGGCTTTTAAACGCAGCTTACACGGAAATTCCTGCTGCCCCTTTTGGAACCTTCGCGGGGGGTACGTTCTTTGTGGCTCAAGGGTGGTGGTTGACGGGTGTTTTGCCTGCGGAGAGTACCAAGTATCAGTTGATTGCCCATGATGGCACAACGCAGGTACCGCCAACGCTTATTGGTGTTACTGTTGGAAACTTGGTGTCAGGGGATCGTGTTTTGGTGGCGCGTGATAATGGATCAGGGGCCTTATTAAAAGATGAATACACCCCCGTTGCGGCCAGCGCAGGGGCAACGTCATTGCAGGTGGTGGAAAGCATTAAAACCGATACCCCAGCCAGCGGCGTGATTCGCATTAAAAACCTTCGTTACACCTACACTGCCTTTAATGCGGGCACCAAAACCTTTACGGGTCTTTCGCCTGCTTTAGCCAGTAACATTGTCACGGCGGATGATGTGTTTGTGCCTTATATTGACAGGGCTGCAACGGGATCATCGGAAAGCGTGACGTTTATTTATGCCTCTAACTTTAATGCCCGCGTGGATGTAAGAAATGGAAGTGGCGTATCGCCGATTGTGCCTTTCTCTACCACGTTATCTGTGACCAACGCTGGAGCAAGTGTGAACGCAAGCCGAAACAGTGACGTGTAATCCATGACCTATTATGTGTCTCCGTTTACCTTTGATTTTGCCACATCAAAAATTGATGTTGACGTGGGATCGGTAAACATTGATTGCATTCTTTTGTATGATGCTATAAAAGAAGCTCAAGCCACAGAAGAGGGTATTCTTTATGAAAGAATTGGATCAGGTTCCGGACTTAATGTGCTCGGACCCGGGGTGCAAGTCGGTATCACCGTCGAACTATTGGGGTCTTGGCAACTTCAATTCCCAGCAGGAAACTACGTCGCCCGAGTCTCAGGTGGAAACCTTGTCGGAGGACCAAGCGGAGACCCCATCGCCTACACCGCCGGAGTCCAAACCCTCTTAATTCAATCCGCCGCTTCCACAATCGTAACAGAAGGTGGCTCTGTCCCCACAGCAGCGCAAAACGCGGATGCTGTTTGGAATTACACAATGGAAAACGCCATCACATCAAGTCAAATGCTCAAAGGTGTGGCAAGAACGCAACTGGCCAAAGTCAACGTCAACGAAACAACGGGTGACGTGACAATTTATAAACTGGATGGTACAACCGTATTTGCACAAGCATCAACGTCTCCCACAGGGGATAGAAATGCCCCAACCGTAGACTGGAATTAAAGGAGTTTTTATGAAAAAGAAAAAAGGAAAAAGCGGCGGCAAAGGCTGTTAATTATGCCTTTGATCGCAATGCCGAAAGCTTATCAAATGTTCTTAGCCCCATGTAAATGTAGGGCAGCATCATAAGCCCATCAAATACCTTTTCGTTGGGGCTGGGCATAAGAATAACATAGGCGATGCTTCCTAATAGTCCTAGCCACGCCATACCAGGGCGGGTAGAGCGCACAAAAATATCATCTGCTTTGTCCCCTGCTCTAATGGTGTCTTGCGTTTCCTTTTGCTCTAGTTGGGCATCCTGTAGCCGGATGCGTTCCATTTCCAGCAGGTGAGAGCGAATAGAGGCTTCATTCTCATAAGCCATCTTTTTAAGCCGTTCTAGAGCCTGTGGATCGTTTTGCAGGACGGATAGTGCTTGGTCAGGCGTTGCATAGTGTGTTGCCCCTGAAACCAGCTTTACGCCAGCCTCTACAGCATTTCCAAGGTTTCCAGTTAAAAGTGAACCGACAAGGTTTGCGCCTTCCGTGCCGTTTCTGCTTAGCCATGCGCCTACGTCCTTCCATGTACTCATAGTTTCATGCCTTTCCCGTATTCCCTTAACCCTGAAAACTCTCTCATTTTATCAATATGTCTGTATTGTTCAATACGGATATGTTCAGCGAGATCATCCGCAAAATCTATAATCTCTTCGAGACTTTCCCTTTTTTCCTGATCCACGTCATCTACGTTTCTCTGCATAGTACGAGCAATCTCAAGCAAAAAATCATGCGTATTGTTTAATTTATCAATCAATGCCACGCATAACCAGTGCGCGTTTGTTTCCCCTTTGAGGTTTTCAAACACATTTTGGTAAATGGTTAGGTTTTTCATAATAACTCTTTCCATCCTTCATTGCCTAAAAACATCAAAGATTCCGCCTGTCTGCGTCTGCGAAGGCCGTTAGAAGGTTGACCCTTGATATAAATCCATCGTTTAAATTCTGCGGATGCTTCTTGTATTCTGCCTTCGTTCAACAGGCGGCGTATGGTTGAACTAGAAACTTTCCCTCTCCCAAGGTTGAAAACAAAAGAAACCATAGCATCAAACTGGTTTTGGTTTAGGGGAAAATGGACCAAATCGTGGATGTGGTTTTCTGCTTTTTTTTTATCTACCAAAAAAAGTGCGTCTGCCTCTTCTTGGGTAAGACCATTTTTAAAACGCTCTGTTTCCTCTGGCCATATTCTGTGCCCCCATCCGATAGTGGGATACTTTGCCCCATCATCGTATGCTCTTAATCGGCAACCTTCAAAAGCATGGATCAATCGGATTCCGTCCTGAGAAAGAGAAAGCATCATTTATCACCTTGGGTAATTAAAGAAGGGATTGCGTTTTCAACGTTGGTCAAGCGACCTTCCAGCTTTTCAAAGTCTTTTTCAGACTTTTGTTGCAAGGCTACCATTACGGCCAAGTTTTTATCAATGGCGGCTTGTGTCTGCAAAAAATACGGACCAGCCCCCGCAATGGTAGCGATAACAATACCAAGCAACGTCACAAGCAACTTGGTATTTGTGTTGCTGCTGTTATCCACAACAGGGGCCTTTAGTTTCCCCGTTGTTGCACGTGTGCAACAGTGGTGCGAACTTGATTTTGAAAGTTAGGAAAGTCATTAAGAGCAGACAGAATCAGTTGTTCGCCTTCCACTTTCGTAATTTTAGCAACAATTTCAGGGCTGCGAATAATACGAAAAGCAATAGCAGCAAGATCAAAAGAAGCCACTTTGTAAACTTCCTCAATAGCGGCCAAGTGTTGTTGGACTTCAGACATAGGGTCTTCCTTTATTTGGGGTTTTTTAGGTTTAGAGAGTGAAAAAAAGAACCTCACTTCATCTCTCCTTTGGCAGGTTTTACATCACCTTACACAGCATTTTCTTGATTTTCAAACTGTTTCTAATAACCTGAAATAGCTTGGCTGCATTTTTCTTGACGATTCTCTTCGTAACCAATTAAAGAAAATATCAAGTTCACTGTATCACCCTTATTGTCTGGCAGTTTTATCAAGAAATCTATAATACTTGATGCTTGATCCTTTGTAAGGTTTTGCCAATTTTCCAAATTTTCACAGCCAACAATTTTAAATTGTTTTGTAATTTCAGGTAAGAAAAACGGAAACAGCCCATTATCGTCACTTTTTAGTTTAAAAAGTAAATGCGCCATGTAGCGTTTTTGTTTGTCTGTGGCTAAATAATCACTCATAAAAACTCTCCAACTCTAATAAGGAATTTCATCATCTAAAACGTGTTCTTGTGGCGACTTTTCCGCATTTTGCAAAGCCTCAATAATTTTAGACGCTGTGAATGATGTCATAGAATTCCACTGATCTATGGTCATAATTTTAAAGTCTGCTTTGAT